TACCATCCACTGATGACGGAGTAACTAATATTCCGGTTCCAAAATCTTATCAAATAGATGTTAATATAAAATCTTCTTCTGTTACTATTTCAGCAAATTCTGCAGGAAAGTTTTCTGGAAAAGTTGGTATTAATAGTTATAGTATAATTGAGTTTAGTGATACACTTCCTTTTTCCAGTGGTGATAAGATATATTATTCGCCGGAAAATAGTCCCATTGTTGGATTAGAAACTGGTGTTTACTTTGCTGAGATAATAAATGAATCTAATTTAAGATTATATTCTTCAGTATCATTTATAAAATCTCAATCTAATTTTAAGACATTTAAAGCACCAACAGAATCTGGAAGTCATAATTTTACTTTGAATTCTCAGAGAGAATCTGTGATAGGAGCTCAAAAAATTCTGAGAAAGTTTCCGTCAAATATTAATATTTCTGATAGTGAAAAGGCAAAGACCATTCCAGGACCAACTGGAATGTTAATTAATGGTGTAGAAATATTTAATTATAAATCTAAAGATAAAGTATATTTCGGACCATTAAAATCTGTAAATGTTGTTAATGGTGGAGAAGGATATGATGTAGTTAATCCACCTGTTGTTTCAGTTTCTGCTGCAGGGACAGTTAATGCACTTGTTCAACCAGTATTATCAGGTAAAGTTACCAAAATACATGTAGATACTCAAGAATTTGATATTGATAAAATTATTGCGATAGGGGTTACTGGTGGCAATGGCAGTGGGTTGGTAGTTGATCCTATTTTAACCAAAAGGGTGAGAGAGGTATTTTTTAATGCAGAAACAACAAATAATTTGGGAGGTATTAATACTGTAGGGGAAACAATAACATTTCAGACCAATCATAATTTTACTGATGGAGAAGAGATTATTTACAATTCCAATGGCAATCTTCCCATTGGAATTAATACTTCTGGAGAATTAGAACTTCCCATATCAACACTATCTAATAATCAACGATATTTTGCAAAAGTTTTAAATAACACATCAATTCAATTATATAAAAAGCAATCTGATTATTCATCCGGTATCAATACCGTAGGATTTAGTACAATAAACACTCAGGGAATACATAAATTTACTACAGCATCATTTAAAAATACATTATCCGAAATTAAAATAGTTGATGGTGGTAATTATTTTAACAGAAAATTAATTGTAAATCCATCTGGGATATCTACTCACTTTGACAATGTTTACTTTGAAAATCATAATTTTAATAATGGAGATTTGGTAGAATATTCATTCGAAACTTCTGGTATAACTGGACTTTCTACGAATAATAGGTACTATATTTTGAAGCAAGACGATAATTCATTTAGGTTATCTGATGCTGGTATCGGTGGTACAATAACATCTAATTTTGAAAATAAAACATATGTGGATTTTACATCTACAGGTAGTGGGTATCAGTATTTTAAATATCCAGACATTAGTGCTTTTTTAATTTACAACCCAGTTGGATTTGGCACTACAAGTCAAGAAGGACAATTAGTAACTTTAACACCAGAAGTTAGAGGAGAAATAATTGACTCATACTTGTATGAAGGAGGAACAGGTTATGGATCTTCTGTTGTAAATTTTGAAAGTAAACCAGTAATATCGATCAAGAATGGAAAGGAGGGGAGAGTAAGACCAATAGTTATTAATGGATTGATTGATTCTATACAGTTAGAATATGGGGGATTAGAATACAATTCAGTACCGGATGTCATAATTACCGATTCCTCTGGAATGGGTAGTGGTGCAGAAGCCAGAGCAATAATATCCAATGGAAAAGTTACTGAAGTAAAAGTAATAAATCCCGGTATTGGTTATTCCAACACTTCCACTTCAATTTCATTAAAATCTGCAGGTATAGGAGGTAAATTTGATTCCAGTGTAAGAGATTTGACACTAAATTTGAAAAATAAACTTGGTAAAGAAGTTTTGATCGAATCTGAAAACAAATTGCAATATGCGGTATGCGGATATTCTACAAGTTATTTTGATGTATCTGGTCACTCTCCAATTATTGGATGGGCTTATGATGGCAATCCAATATATGGACCATACGGACATACAGATCCCAATAATTCACAATCACTTATTGTAACATTAAGTAGTGGTTATTCAGATGAAAGTATTGATAATGTGATTGATAGACCTTCTTCAGATGATTTTGTTGCCGGAACTTTTGTGGAAGATTATAAATTTAATAACTCAGGAGATCTTGATGAATATAATGGAAGATTCTCTAAGACTCCAGAATTTCCAAACGGCGTATATGCTTATCATGCTACTGTTGATACTATTTCAGGCGAACCAGTATTTCCATACTTTATTGGTAATTTATTTAAATCAAATGTTATTTTGGAAAATTTTGATCTAAATCAATCATTTGACTTTATCAACTCAGATTTAATTCGTAATACATTTCCATATAGATTATCAGATAATAATACAAGTTATGATTTTGTATTTGGATCTGATGATGTTAGGGATCAAAAAGTAAAAGTAGACTCTGTTTCTGAGGGATCAATAAATGACTTTAAAATTATTGATTCGGGAGAATCTTATAAAGTAAATGATAGTCTTAACTTTGACTCTTCCGAAACGGAAGGGTCCGGTCTAATTGCAAAAGTTTCTGAATTGGAAGGAAAAGAAATAATTGATATAAGAAATATCTCTACAGAAGAATATGAAAATGCTGTTGTAACAAGATTAAGTGATAATCAAGTAAAAGTAAATATAATACCCAGTCATGATTTATTGGATGGAGATTATGTAACTCTTTCTGGATTCACTACTGTAACACAATTAAACAATCTTTTTGAAATAGGAATAACAACATATAAATCAATTCTTATTGATACGGTAACTACTTCTTCTGGAATAGGATCGACTGAAATTTCAGTTTCATTTATACCGCCAGAGGTATCTGTGGGTAGTAGTGTGAAAATTAAAACAGATACTCTACAAGTTTTAAATATTTCTAGGAATTCTAATTTACTAAGAGTTCAAGGAAGTAGAGTTGGATATTCTACTGGTGATATTGTTGAATACGTTCCAGATTCATTTACTATTTCCGTAAATACACCAATTTTTGATTCAAAAATAAACGACAGAGTTTATTTTAACCCAACAGAATCGGTTGGAGTAGGAACTACGGCAGGAATATCTACAGCAGTTTCTGTTTATTATGGTGGAATTACAGAAATACGTCAAATTCCAACTCAGAGTATTTTTATAGAGGGGCACTCTTTTAAAAATAATCAAAAACTTACTTTTACAATTCCTTCCTCTGGAGGAGCAATTTCGATTTCTACTAATGGTAGTGGCGAGTTTGATATGCCTTCAACTGTATATGCAACAAATAGGGGAAGAAATTTAATTGGAATTAAGACAGGTATTACTAGTGCATTTAGTGAAGTATTCTTTCACACTAATGGATCCGATAAAGATGATTATCTATTAGAAAGTGATTATGGACAATTTACGGGAAAAGTCAGTAAGATAACTTCAGTTATTGCAGTATCAACTGCACATGGATTATCCAATGGTGATTCAGTCAATCTAACAGTCCAACCAAATCTTAATGTTGGTATAGGAACTTCTGCCAAAGTTGATATAATTAGAAATTCTAGTGGCACAATAGGTATAAACACTTTAGTCAATCCACAAATAGAAGTTATTAGAGGAAATAATTTAGTATTTGATACTTCCGACTCTTCTTTATCTGGATATAACTTAAAAATATTTACAGACAAGGAATTTGAAAATGAGTTTGTAGCTACAGGATCTACAACTAATTTCAATGTTGTTTCCTCTGCAACAACTACAACAATTAATTATAGTGAAAATATTCCAACAAAACTTTATTATAATTTAGAAAGAAGTGGAAGTATTAGCACTACTGATACTGATGTTAAAAATTATAATGAAATTTTATATGTAGATAGTGTGTATCAAAATCAATATACTGTCACTGGTGTTGGGGAAACTACATTTACTATTAATTTGATTGAAAATCCGGAAAAAGTTTCTTATGCAAAAACTGAATGCAGTATTCTAAAATATACTACAACATCTAAAACAGCATCTGGAGGAATTTCTGACATAAAAATTCTTTCAGGTGGATCTGGATATAAGAAAATCCCAATTGTTTCTAGTATAACAACTGTTTCTGGTAAAAATTGTTATATTATCCCAACATCAAAAACAATTGGAAATATTAAGCAGACAAGAATTATAAATGAAAATTTTGAATATCCCTCCGATAAAACGTTACGTCCCAAAGCTCTCATTTCTACATTGATTGAAAAGAAAAATTCTAATACTGTTGGAATAATTTCTGTAACTAATGGTGGTAGCAACTATACAGAGGCACCATCAATAATACTTGTTGATTCTGTAAGTAAAAACAGAATTAATAAGGGATCTTTCAAAGTTAATATTTTAGGATCTTCTATAGATTCTGTTGATATAGTTGTAGAACCAAAAGGTCTTCCCGATCATGAAATAGAAGCTTATACTACAAATAATACAAATGGAATCAGTATTACAAAAGTAGATTCTAGTTCTAGCACTACTTTCACCTGTCATATTACTACACCATCATCTGGATTTACAGTATTTCCATTCGAAGTAAATGATGAGGTATTCATTGAGGGAATTGAAAAAATTAGTAATGATGGATCAGGATTCAATTCCGAAGATTATAATTTTCAATTTTTAAAAATCAGTGCCATTGATGAAACTGCAGTCCCAAATAATACAGTTACAATTGATGTAAGTGGTATATCAACAAATACTGGAATTGCAAAAACAATAACAAACTCTTTACCAATAATAACAAATAGTAATATATATCCATCATTCAGTGTTTTGAAGAAAGTATCAAAATTTTTAGTTGGTGAGAAAATAATTGTTGATAATATAGAAAGAGATTTAATTGTCATAGAATCTAATTCCAATTACATAAAAGTCAGAGGTTTGTATGAATTGAATGTAGATGATATTTTAACTGGTAAAGAATCCGGTAATGTTGCCACTGTTAATTCAATAGATACAACTTCAAATGATGGTGAATTTTCAATTAATTACTCTATTGAGAAAAATGATGGTTGGTCTAATAATATTGGTAAGTTGAATGAAAATGATCAAGTAACAGCAGATAATGATTATTATCAAAACTTATCATATACTGTAAAAAGTCCTATAACATATCAAGAATTAATTACTCCAGTTAATAATATGCTCCACACCAGTGGATTGAAAAATTTTGCTGATGTTGGTATTACTTCTGTTACAAAGAATGTGGGAATAGAAACTAACGGATCTGAGATGATTGTAACTCAACTTTATGATATTCAAGATGAGCAGAAAGTTGATACAATTCGTCAATTTGATTATGTCAGAGATTATGAAATTTTATCAGACTCTTCTAAGTTTATTGAATTTAAAAATAGAATTCTTACAGACTATGTAAGAATTAATAGTGACTTAGTAAAAACCATTGACGATATCAGTGGAGAATTTAATAGTTTAGGTGATAATCCAGATGAATTTTTGAATATTCTAAACGTAGATGATTATGATACATATACAAATTTACTTTTTAGAATAGAAAGTGGTGATGATTCAGAGTTACAATTAACGGAATTAACATTACTACGTTCTGGAAGCACTAATGTTTTAGTGCAGAGAGGAGGAATCGTAAATGACGAAAGTGATATGTCATTAGATTATGGAAGTTTTTCAATAGAAACTGACATTACCAATGAATCATATCTTCGTTTTACTCCAAATGATCCTTATAATACTGATTATGATATAAGATTGTTAGGAAATAAATTTACTTCAAATTCTGTTGGTGTTGCAACAACATCTGTTGGATTTGTTGATTTAATTAATTCTACAAAATCAATAACTTCAAATCAGACCACAGATTTAGTTTCTGTTGATGTGGACGATATTAAGTCACTATATGCAAATATTCAAGTCATTAATGTAGCAACAAATGACATGAATTTTGTTGAATTGTATTTGACTCATGATGATACAAATACATTTATGGCAGAATCTTTCTTTGATGCAGATGGATCTTCGATAACAAAACAATCGATAGGAAGTTTTGATTCAAATATCAATAGTGGAATATGCTCTATTACTTATACTAATGACACATCTTCAAGTGTTAGACTTCGTTCCAAGATTATCGGAATAGGTACTACATCCGTGGGTGTAGGAACTTATAGATTTAATGCAATTGGACAACCAGACGATTCTGTTAGAAGTGCAATTTATCAATCGAATTATTCTGTGGGAATTGGAACAACGAATGTAGTCGGATTAGATTCTTCATTATTTAATGCAGTTAAGTCTATAGTTCAAGTATCTTGTGGATCAACCAAAGCTTTACATCAAGTATTAACTTTACATGATGGCAATTATGTTTATGCTCAACAATCTGCATTTATTTCGGTAGATAGTAATTTACCAAATCCAGATTATGAAGAATATGATAATACTTCAGGTATAGGAACATTCGGTGTTGAATATTCTGGAGATCAATTTGTATTAGAATTTCATCCAGATACTGAATTTGTAAATGCAGAAGTAAAGGTATTATCATTTAATCAATGCTTCTATTCTGGTATTGATAATAATATTCCTATTGGACTGCAAAATGGCAATTCATTAGATTATATGGACGCCAAATATTATAATGCTCATAATGGAGATAGGGTTAATTTAACATCATTTGAATTGACTAGTAATGGAAATCCAATATTTGCAAAAACTTTCAACCCAAATGATAGTGATATTTTAAATACTTCTACTGGAAAATTTACCATACAAGATCATTTCTTAAGAAATGATGAAGAATTGATTTATACTCCTGGATCTAGTTTTGTTGGTGTTGGGTCAACACCTATGCAATATTATAATGCGACGGCAGGTATTACAAGCACACTCCCATCGCGTGTATTTGCTGTTGTCGAATCAAATGATGTATTTCAGATTTCTACTACCAGATCTGGAACTCCAGTTACCTTTGTTGGAGTCGGCACTGGTAATTTGCATCAATTTGAAATGCTTAAGAAAATTGAAAAAACTGTTATTTCTATTGATAATTTAATTCAATATCCTTTAATGTTTACTCCAATAAAACATAATTTGAGTGAAAATATTGATAATGGAAATATTGGAATAAGCACAACCAGAACAGTATTCTCTTTGTCCGGAATATCATCAATCGCTGCAAAAGATATTTTAAGAGTGGATGATGAATATATGAAAGTTATTAATGTTGGTTTTGGAACAACAACTATTGGACCAATAACAGGAATAGGAACAACTGCTCTTATAGAAGTTTCTAGAGGTTACGTGGGAAGTTCTGCAACATCTCATCTTAATATAACTGGAGTTGCAACTGTTTATAAAGGTGCATATAATATTGTAAATAATAAAATATTCTTCACAGATCCTCCTAGAGGAAAGATTGGTGAAGAAAAAGATTTTAGTAATTTGGATTTTCCAACATCCGACTTTAATGGCAGAGTTTATTTAAGAAGCGATTATTCAAGCAATGAAATTTTTGATGATGTCTCACATGAATTTAGTGGTATAGGGAGAACATTTACAATATCTGTAGGAGGAGCAAACACTGCTGGAATAGGCACAACAGAATCTCAAAGATCTGGATTACTTTTGATTAATGGTATATTCCAATCACCTACAACTCTCAATAATCCAAATGGTAATTTTGATATTATTTCAAATAATGCTGGTATATCAAGTGTTGTATTTACTGGAATTAGATCTGCTACTGATTCATCTTTCATTGTAGAATCAGATTATGATGTTAATTTAAATGAAATACCAAGGGGCGGAATAATTATTTCTCTTGGATCAACAGGTGGTGTTGGATATGCTCCTCTTGCTGGAGCTTCTGTTACTGCCGTAATGGATGATGGTGGCAATATTCTTTCGGTTGGTATAGGTACTACCGATAATGTTGGTTCTGGATATTATGGAGATCCTTCTGGAATAGGAGTAAGTATATTTGATCCAACTGGAAATGGAAGTGGGGGGGAAGTGAGTGTATCTAGTATTGGTGTCGGAGGAACATTATCTTTTAATGTAGATTCTGAGGGCAACAATTATTCCGCAGACACACAAATATTTGTATCCCCTCCGTCTTATGAAAATTTAGATGTTGTAGGAATTTCTAGATTGGGTATTGGGTCTACGACTGATACTGGAATAGGTTTACAAATGTCGGTGGAAGTTGGAGGAGCATCAACAACTGTTGGTATTGGATCAACTTATGCGAAGATACAAACATTTAAAATCACAAGACCTGGGTATTCCTTTAAGAAGGGAGATAAATTTACTCTTGTTGGATTAGTAACTGATTCTAGATTATCCTCCCCGATAGAAGAATTTACACTGGAAGTTTTAGACACTTATCAGGATTCATTTGCTTTCTGGAGATTTGGCGATTTGGATTATGTCGATGATATTGCAGAATATCAAGATGGTGTAAGAACAAGATTCCCATTAACTTACAGAGATGGAGTTTCAATTAGTTTTGAGTCAAATAAATTATTAAATACAGAGATTAATTTTGCCAATCTATTATTAGTATTCGTGAATGGTATCCTCCAAGTTCCTGGAGATGCATATGAATTTAATGGGGGAACTTCTTTTAAATTTAAAGCAGCTCCCAGACCAGATGATAAAGTTGATATATTTTTCTATAAAGGAACTGACGGATCAGATACTCAATCTATCACTAATGAAAAACCAATTTTAGAAAGAGGTGATGAATTACAAATTACTGGATCTACTGTCAATTTAGAAACGCAAAAAGAAAGATTGGTATTTGATATCACAAATTCTGATAGGGTTGAAACTAATCTTTATACTGGTCAAGGATTGGATGATACTAATTATAGACCAGTTAATATTATTAAGCAGAAAACTGATAAAATTATTTCGGGTGAAAAAGTTTATAAAACAAGAGATTCTTTAGAGGCATATATTTATCCCACTGCTAAAATAATTGGTGATTTAAGCTCTTCAGAAACCAATTCTATTTTTGTAGATAATGCTAAATTTTTTGATACAAATGTTGCCGCCGCAGGAACGTTTGATGCAATGATAGTTGGTGGATTGCCAAATCCAATAACAGCATCAGCAACTGCATCAATTAACTCCGATGGTGAGGTAACAGGATTTACTATTTCTGGAGGTGATGGATATGTTAGTATTCCTACGGTATCCATATCAGCACCTCCAGAAATTGCTGTTGGTGTTGGAACAACTGCCACTGCTACAGCAACAATTTCAAATGGATCTGTCAATGCAATTTCAATTACTAATCCAGGACTTGGATATACCATTGCTCCAAAAGTATTGATTTCATCACCAAATATAATTTTAGATAACATTACTGATTTAAAAGGTGATGAAACAAGAGGATATTCTGGTTTAGTGACTAGTATAACTCCCATAACAGTCGGTGGAGATCCTGCAATTCAATTGTCACTTCTTAAAACTTCTCCGGGGTCATTAAACGAGTTGCAAACTGATACACCGATTTATGTTTTCAATACTCGTATTGGATCTGGCGTAACTGCTATGGACACTCTGGGTATTCATACTGTAGGCATAGGAACTACATTTGCGGATAACATTTATCATATTGTAAATGCAAATACTAGCGATTTTCCTGATTTAGCAATTGTGAAGTGTAAGGTACAAGTCAATACTGGATTAACATCTATTGGTGATAATAATAATCCTGTAGGAGAATTCTCATGGGGTGAATTGAGAAATGCTGGTGGATTTGGTAGATCTTCTTCAATTTCTATAGGTGTTACTGGATTAACAATTGATGCTGGTTTGACAACATTTCCAGTTATTCAAAGAAGAGGATCCATTTATGGAATTAGAGATACAGGAGCTCTTAAAAAACAATTATAAATATCTAAAAAACGAGTAATATGGCGGCAATAGTAACGGACCAATTTAGAATATTAAATGCTAATAATTTTATTGACTCCGTAACGAGTAGCAATAATTCTTATTACACATTTTTGGGATTAGTCGATTCTTCCCCATCTTCACCTGGATTTGGAAGAACATCTAATTGGGATACAAATACACCATCACCTATTGATAATTTTCAATATTCTTGCCATTATAGAGAAACTTCATTGTTTGGTAAAAAGATATCACCTTCAGATGTGCGTCGAGTCGTAAGAAGAGTTAATTGGACTATTGATACCAAATACGATATGTATCGTCATGATTATAGTATTGATAATCCAACACCCAATGGAGGAACGTCTAGATTATATGATTCAAATTTTTATGTAATGAATAGTGAATTCAAAGTTTATATTTGTTTAGACAATAATGGATCAAAAACAGGAGAGGATGCCAAAGGACAAGGATCTCAATATGAACCAACTTTTACTGATTTAGAACCCTCATCTGCTGGTGTTGGTGATGATGGATATATTTGGAAATACTTATTTACTGTTTCTCCTAATGACATTATAAAATTTGATTCTACAGAATATATTATTCTTCCGAATGATTGGTCAACTTCTACAGATACTCAAATACAAAGTGTTAGAGAATCTGGTAATTCTGACGTAAATAAAAATCAGATTAGAAAAGTCTATATTAAAAATGCGGGAGATGATTATGAATTTGGAACTCATACTGGATTGAATATTCTTGGAGATGGTAGTGGAGGTAAAGTTACAGTTACGGTTGCTAATACTGGAGAAATTACTGATGTTGTAGTTACTGCTGGTGGAAGTGGATATACATATGGAATTATAGATTTATCCACAATTAGAAGCGAAAATTGGGGTGCTACAAGCGACAGAGCTTTACTAATTCCAATTATTCCTCCATCAAAGGGTCATGGATATGATCTTTATAAGGAATTAGGAGCAGATAAAATTATAGTTTATACTAGATTTGATGACTCTACAAAGGATTTTCCAACAGATACAAACTTTTCTCAAGTTGGAATTATTAAAAATCCCGAACAATATTCCTCATCTGGATCTATTTTTAGCGATAATACTTTTTCAAATTTATATTCAATGATGTTAAGTGAAGATACAACAATAACTCCTACAGTAGGAGAATACATGTATCAAAGTATTTCCGGTGTTGGCACTGCACAGGGATATGTTGCATCATATGATAAAAATACCAAAGTATTGAAATATACTAGAGATAGATCTTTATATTTTGGAAATCGATATGATCAAACCGATGATCCAAGTGTTAGAAGCAAATCAACATTTGCAGAATTTAGTCAGAGTGCTGGAAATGTTACCATTGGTAGTGATACGGTTTCTATACAATCATTTACAGGAATTGCAAAAACAGTTGCTAACCAAGAAATAAATTTAGGTGTTTCTTTTAATGATGGTCTCGCAAATCCAGAGATAAATAGAAAGACGGGAGATATTATTTACATAGATAACAGACCCGAAGTTGTAAGAGACATTAGACAAAAAGAAGACGTTAAAATTATTCTGGAATTCTAAAACAAATGGCACAAAAAAGAAATTTAAACGTTAATCCATATTACGACGATTTCGATAATAATAAAAATTTTTATAAAGTCCTATTTAAACCAGGATTTCCAGTACAAGCTAGAGAATTAACTACTTTACAATCAATATTACAGAATCAAGTCGAATCTTTTGGTAAAAATATTTTTAAAGAGGGATCCATGGTTATTCCTGGTGGAATAACTTATGATCCTAGTTTTTATGCTGTAAAATTAAATGCTATAAATTCTGGAGTTGAAGTTTCAACATACATTAGTAATTTTATTGGAGTAAAGATAACGGGTCAAGTATCCGGAATAACAGCAACTATAAAATATGTTGCATTTCCTGGTGATCCTAACATTGATGACTTAACAGTTTATGTAAAATATGATAGTTCTGGATCAGATTTTGTTTTTACTGCTTTTGAAAATGGAGAATCTTTAATTGCTGATAAAAATATCACATATGGAAATACTACAATAAATGCTGGGACTCCATTTGCTTCATTATTGTCTTCAAATGCAACTTCAACGGGATCTGCAGTTTCTATTTCGGATGGTGTTTATTTTATTAGAGGGTATTTTGTTAATGTTTCTAGTGAAACTATTTTATTAGATGAATACTCCAATACTCCTTCCTACAGAGTTGGTCTAAAAGTTGACGAATTACTTATTGACGCCAAAGATGATAATTCATTATATGATAATGCAAAAGGATTTTCAAATTTTGCTGCTCCAGGAGCTGATAGACTAAAGATAGGTCTTTCTTTAACCAAAAAATCATTAGAAGATTTAGATGATAAAAGTTTTGTCGAACTTTTAAGAGTAGACAATGGTAAGATAAAAAAAATACAAGAGAAAACTCAATATAATATTATAAGAGATTATCTTGCAGAAAGAACATTTGAGGAGTCTGGTAATTATGCAGTAGTTCCTTTTTTACCAACCCTACAAAATTCTCTAAATGATAAATTGGGAAATGATGGTCTTTATGATAAGAATCAAAAAACAGAGCAATTTAATGAACCATCGGATGATTTATTGTGTGTAAAAGTTTCTCCGGGAAAAGCATATGTAAGAGGATATGATGTAAAAACTGATTCTACAATAGTATTGGATGTAAATAAACCAAGAGAAACAAAATCCAATAATACTACTGTTCCATTTTCAATGGGAAACGTATTAAGAGTTAATAATGTTTCTGGACATCCAACTCAATCTGGAATTATTAATTTTCATAATAGACATAACAGTGAAGGCATAGGTATTGGTAGTGCTAGAAATTATACATTTAATGTTACAGATGCTGCTTATAGTGGTTCTTCCACTAAATGGGACTTATATCTTTATGATATTCAGACATATACAAAATTATTTTTAAATACATCTTTTAGTGATTCTCAATTACCAGCATCCTCCTTCGTAAAAGGAAAAAATAGTGGTGCAAATGGATATTCTGTGTCTGGTGGTGGAGATAGTGACTTAATTACTTTAAGTCAGGTTTCTGGAAAATTTGCAATTGGAGAACAAATTTTAGTTAATGGTGTTGAAGTTTCAAATTCAATTAAAAATGTTGTGAGTTATGGAACTCAAGACATTAAATCGGTTAGTCAAAACACTGATGAATTTAAAGCAGATGTCGTATTGGAAAGTTTTCCATTGCCCAATAATATTTCCGAAATTGTTATTGATGGACCAAATGCAACAGCAACAAGCCCTGGTGGTAATTTTACAGGAATAAAAACTGATAGTGTTATTAGGTATAAAAGAAATACTGCGGGAGAGACAGCAGAAACATTCAATAGAGTAGTTGAAGTCTCTTCGGATGGTCTTACGTTATCATTAACAGGAATTGGTACAGTAACTGGAATATTTGACGGTGGGTATAATAATACAGGAAGTTTTAATGCAAAAATAGGATCCCCTATTATAAGAGGAGAAGAAGATGCAAGACTATATGAAAAACTTCCTGATAACAATATTTCTTCTTTAGATCTTTCTTCATCCAATCTAAAAATTCGACTGCAGTCGAATCAAACGCAAACTTCTAATTCTGTTGGCATAGTAACTATGTCAATCAGTGATTTTGATACGACAGGAATATCGACAGTTTCTTTTAGTGCTTTTGATGCTGAAAGATATTCCTTATATAATAATAGTGCTCCAAGATACATTGGAACGATAACTTCCGATTCATTTAAAATTGATACTGCGAATAATACAGTCTCTTTCTCTGGACTTTCTGCAGACAGGGCATATAACTTAGATGCTACATTAACTAAAACAGGTATAAAAAGTAAGAAGAAAACATATACTAGAAGTAAAGAACTTTCAGTAAATTTATCAAGATTAGATGGGTCTGGTACAAATAGTAATAGTTCAACAAATGATGGATTAACTTATAATAATTATTATGGTCTTAGAGTGCAAGATGAAGAGATATCATTAAATTATCCAGATGTTGCAAAAGTTATTGCTATATATGAATCTTTAAATTCTTCCAATCCAACATTGGATAAGATTACTTGCTTAAGTACATCAAATATTACTAATGCGGCTATTATTGGTGAAAATATCATTAGTAACTCTGGAAATGCAGTTGCTAGATTCGTTAAAAGTACTACTGATAATGTTGCTGATATTGTATATTTAAATTCTAGTAGATTTAGACAGGGTGATGAAATTGTTTTTGAAGAATCAAATATAACAACAACAATAACAAATATTTCACTAGGAAATTATTCAAATATAACTGATAATTTTGTTCTTGATAAAGGTCAAAGGGATCAATATTATGATTATTCTAGAATTGTAAGAAAATTAGATTCTACCATACCATCAAAAAGATTATTGATCATATTTGATCATTATGAGGTAGATTCTTCTGACAATGGAGATTTATTCACTGTAGAAAGTTATGATAATGGAAGATATGGACAAGATATACCCGAAATTGGTGTAGATGGAGTAAGAGCAACAGACACACTTGATTTTAGACCAAGAGTTTCCCCCTTTACAGGATCATCAAAATCTCCATTTGATTTTAATTCAAGGACATTTGAGGGTACAAATAGAATAGTTGCTCCTGATGAAGATTCTTCGGTTGGATATAATTATTATATTGGTAGAATTGATAAACTGTATATTGATAAATTGGGTGTATTGAGTATTAAGGAAGGACAGTCTGGCATAAATCCAAAACCTCCGATTGTTAGTGATGAGTCCATGGAAATAGCCACTATATCTCTTCCACCTTATCTTTTTAGTCCTCAAGATGCAGAAATATCACTAGTTGATAATAGAAGATATACGATGAGAGATATTGGATTTATTGAGGATAGAGTTGAAAATCTTGAGGAGGTTACGTCTCTTTCGTTACTTGAGATTAACACACAAACATTGCAGATAAAGGACGCCGATAATAGAGATAGATTTAAAAGTGGTTTCTTTGTAGATGATTTTAGAAATAATTCTCTTATTAACTTAGACTTTTCAACCATAGAAATTGATGAAGAAAATAATGAAATGAGACCTTTCCTTTCTAGAAAGTCTTTAAAAGGAGCAATAGCAATATCTGGTAATAATAGAAGTCCAGAAACTATTGACTATGAAGATCCTTCACTAGAATTATTGGATAATAATGTTAGGAAAAAAGGCAGATCTATTACTTTAGACTATGAAGAGGTTGTTTGGATCAGTCAAAATGTTGCAACAAAGTTTGTAAATGTTAATGAATATCATGTTGTCGCATATAGGGGAGATGTAACTTTATCACCACAGAATGATATTTGGACTATTGTCCAATCCTCTACAAATGTAATAAACAGAACGAATGTTTTTGGTCGTCGTGGTGGTGGAGGAGTGTTTAGAAATACTGGTTCTACTACCTCTGTTTCTAGATCTGAGATTAGATTTGCCAGATCGAGAAATACTCAATTTTCAGCTACAGGTTTAAAACCAAATACAAGATATTATCAGTTTTTAGGTTCTGAAGGTAATTTAGATTTTGTACCAAAATTATTAGAAATTGAGGATGTAAGTGGATCTTTTACAGTTGGAGAAGAAATTGTAGGATATCAAGTTGATGGTGATAGTAATTCGGTTGCAAGAATAAGATTTAGATTATCTAAACCAAATCATAAAACTGGCATTTTTAATTCTCCAGATACAATATATGAGTTTAACCCTTACGAATATCCACAGTCAACCAGATTACCAGATTTTTATACTGAGTCATCTACGGTTTTAAACGTTGACACCGCATCTTTGGCACAAAGTGCTCAAGGAAGATATAGCGGATATGTTGAAAAAGGATTTATACTTGAGGGACAAAGCAGTGGGGCAACTGCCTCTGTGAAAGATTTGAGATTAATAACCGATGCTTTTGGAGATCTTATAGGAACTTTCTTCATTAGAAATCCAAATAATACTGGAAATATAAGAATAGAAAATTCTACTCATACATATAAGTTAACCAATAGTTCAACAAATAGAGAAGCACTTATCAGTGAAGAATTAGATACTTTACTTTCTTTTGCAAGAACCCAATACATTACAAGAGGAATTTTAGAGAGAAGATTCACAACAATTACCAATACTACAACTGTAATTATTGGTTATGGTGATCCATTAGCACAATCATTTACTGTAGGTGGAAACATTGATGCACCTTCGGCAATCGGGAGAAATGATGACGAAAATGGAATTTTCTTGACTTCTGTCAATTTATATTTTGCAACTATTGACGAGCAAAATAAACCACTAAGGGTTGAAATTAGAAGCATGGAGTTGGGAACACCAACCACACAAAGAATAGGTGAAGCAGCTCATTTAACTCCTAAAAAGTTTATTGATGATGGAAATGGAAATATTTCCGAACAAGTTGTAATTAAAACTTCTACTACGGGACAAGAAGCAACCAGAGTTACATTCCCAGAACCAATATACTTAGCTCCAGGAAGAGAATATGCATTAGTTATTGTATCAGAATATAGCGATCAATATCAGGTTTGGTCGGCAGAAATGGGTAAGAAGAGTGTGTTGGATCAAGACCTTCCAGATGCAGATGCTGGTGTATACTCTCGCCAATATGCATTTGGCAGTTTATTCATGTCTCAAAACGGTTCTATTTGGACCGAAGATCAAAATCAAGATCTTAAGTTTGATCTTTTTAAAGCTAAATTTACTTCAAATGCAGGTACTGCTTTCTTCTACAATTCTCCATTGGATACTAGTAATGGATATAAGAGATTGTTAGATAATAATTCGATAAGAACTTTACCAAAAACTGCAACTATTAGAATTACACCAGTTTCAAAAGATGCTAGTGATTTTAATGATATGGAAACTACATTAAGTCCTGGTAGAAAACTTGCAGGAGATGATAACTATCCTGGTAGTATAGCATACATCACTGGAGTTGGTTGTAGTGTTTTTAATGATGGGAGTGATGTTGGAATTATCACTGGTGGAACAAACTATGGCATCAATGCTTCAACAAACGTAAGCACATTCAATATTGTTGGTAGTGGCGAAGGTTTAACTTTGGATATTCCTGCAACTACAAATGGAACTCTTCAATCTGCTAATTTATTAGTTAATAATGGTGGTAGTGGATACAAAGTTGGTGATGTTGTTGGTATTGTCACAGCAGATACTACCGATAGAACTGGTAGAGATGCTCAGATAAGTATAAGCGAGATTGGGGGAATTGATACTCTTTTCGTATCTGGTATGCAAGGTGATACTGGATCCGGCAAAGCATTCAATGTTGGTATGGGTGTAAGTTATTATGATGATAATGGTGTTGTTGTTTCAATGGCAGATACTACAATAACCGAAATTGTTGATGGTCCCACTTTAAACTCTGGAAATTATATAAGAGTTAATCATTTTAACCATGGAATGTATAGTGGAACTAATAAAGTTTTATTAGATGATTTGAAATCTAGTGAAACACCGACTACATTAGAATCTGAATTGCTGTCATCTGATGTAAACAAAATAAGTGTTGGTAGCACCACTGATTTTGATACTTTTGAAGGAGTTGTTGTTAGCGCTGCAAATACAGGATATGTGAAAATTGGAAGAGAAATTATAGGATATGAAGAAGTTGCCACTGGAAATGAATTAAGATCGATAACAAGAGGTGTTGATAATACAAAAATAATTAATCATAAACTTTCTGATGCTGCGGGAAATCCATTAACGATACCTGTGTACAAATATCAGTTGAATGGAGTTTCTTTGAGGAGAATAAATGGTGTCAATCTTGATGTATCTTCCGAAGGAATGGATATTAATGGATATTATATTAGTATAAGTAGATCTGGAAATGGATCTGGAAGAAACACTGATACTTCCGATTATGCACAATTATCATTTAAAAATGAGTTACAAACTGGAGGCAGAGATATAACTTCTTCTGAAAATATAGTATTCACTGAAGTTATTCCTAGTTTCCCACTTCTCATTCCAAATGATTCAACATCAGTTTCTGGATCAATAAGAACTATTAGTGGAACAAGTGTTGATGGTAGTGAATCTTCTTTCGTTGATAATGGTTACGAACCAATAGAACTTAATGAGGTTAATAAACTTTCATCTATACGAATGGTTGCTTCTGAAATTAATGAAGATGAGTATTTAGATACAATGCCATCCAATAAATCTTTAACTACAGCAATAAGACTATCGACAACAGATGAAAATCTTTCACCACAAATTTTCTATACTGAAGAGGCTGGAACTATTCTTCAAAATCCATTGATTAATAATCCAGTTTCTGATTATGCTACTGATAATAGAGTTAACTCTCTGCAGTATGATCCACATTCTGCAATTTACGTTTCTAACACAGTCAATTTAAAAAATCCTGCAACAGCACTTAAAGTTTTAGTTGCAGCATATAGACATCAAACTGCTGACTTTAGGGTGCTTTATAAATTAAATAGAGCAGATTCTAGTGAAGTGGAGCAAGAATTTGAATTGTTTCCTGGTTATGATAATCTTACATTTGAAGATGATGCTCTATTAACTGTTAGGGATCAATCTAAAAATAGTGGAAGATCAGATGTATTTGTTAGAGCAAGTTTAGAGGATGAGTTTTTGGATTATGAATTTACAGCAAATAATCTGGATTTATTCACCGGATATACAATTAAAATTGTGATGTCTGGAACAAATGCAGCATATTATCCAAGATTCAAAGATTTAAGAACTATTGCAATACGATGATTAGAGTAGAAGGGTATCAAAATTTATATCGTGATGAAAAGAGTGGTGCTATCATAAATCATGATAGCAATGCCTATAATCAATATGTCAATTCTTTATCTTATCGAGAATCTCAAAAAAGAGAATTAAATAAAATGAGAAAAGATATTGATGAAATCAAATCACTATTAAAGGAGTTGGTAAATGGATCCAGATAAAATTGAGCTAACAAGTATAGGTAAAATGTTTGAATATGAAAAACAAGCAAGAATAATTGATGAATTGGATGCAAGACAATTGAGAGAAGTTGCAAAATCATACTGTAAATTGTATTTTAAGCAGCAGGAAGTTGTCTCCAATCTTGGATTAAGAGGCATATAAATAACAAGTAGTGATTGTTATACTAGATAGATGGCTACATATTCCAGTAATCTCGTTATAAACACTAATGAGGATTACACTCAAACTTTTGATTTAGCATCTGCTTCAGATAATAGTGCATTAAATTTGACAGATTATACAGTATCTTCTCAAATGAGGAAATATGCTGGAAGTGCTAATGCAACTGATTTCACGGCAACAATAGTTTCTCCGGCAACATCTGGAAAAGTTAGTATAGCTTTAACTAGTGGTGCTACTTCAAGTTTGAAAGAAGGTAGATATGTCTATGATGTTGTGATTGAAAAAGATTCTGTGAAAACAAAAGTTGTTGAGGGAATGGTTATTGTTGTACAAGGAGTCACTAGATAAAGGTAATTTTAATGGCAAAACCAACAACACGACAACAACTCATTGATTATTGTTTAAGAAAACTTGGTGCTCCTGTACTTGAAATTAATGTGGATGATGATCAAATTGACGATTTAGTTGATGATGCAATTCAACTATTTAATGAGCGTCATTTTGATGGTGTTGAGAGAATGTATTTAAAATATAAAATTACGCAAGATGATATTAATAGAGGAAAGGCAGGTGGAACTGATGGGGTTGGTATTGTAACCACCACTGGCACATCCACAATTGTTGGTACTGCAACTACATTTAATTTTTATGAAAATTCTAATTATATTCAAGTACCAGATTCTGTAGTTGGAGTAGAAAAAATATTTAAATTTGATACTAGCTCAATATCTGGTGGAATGTTTAGTATTAAATATCAATTATTTTTAAATGATTTATATTATTTCAATTCGGTTGAATTATTACAATATTCTATGACAAAATCATATCTAGAGGATATTGATTTTTTACTTACAACAGATAAGCAGATAAGATTTAACAAGCGTCAGGATAGACTCTATCTCGATATAGATTGGTCATCTCAAGAAGCAGATAATTTTTTAGTAATTGATTGTTATAGAGCATTAGATCCTTCTTCATTTAGTCAAGTTTTCAATGATAGTTTTTTAAAATTATATTTGACATCTTTAATTAAAAGGCAGTGGGGACAAAATCTAATCAAGTTTAAAGGAGTTAAATTACCTGGTGGAATTGAATTGAATGGTAGGGAAATATATGAAGATGCTGAGAGGGAATTGGAGTCAATCAGACAAAAAATGACATCGGAGTATGAATTACCTCCCCTCGATTTCATAGGATAATGGCATTAAATTCTTTCTTTTTACAAGGATCTTCTGCAGAACAAAGATTGATTCAATCTTTGATAAATGAGCAATTAAAAATTTATGGTGTAGAAGTAACTTACTTACCAAGAAAACTTGTAAAGGAAGATACGTTATTTACAGAATTACAGTCTTCTGTATTTAATGATAATTTTTCAATAGAGGCATATGTTAATACATATGAAGGATATGGAGGTGCGGGAGATATTCTCACAAAATTTGATATTGCACTAAAAGATGAATTGGTTATTACTATTTCTAAAGAGAGATTTGAAGATTTTATTGCTCCTTTTTTAGAATCACTTCCAGACGATGAAATAATTATTTCGAATAGACCTAGAGAAGGTGACTTAATATATTTCCCTCTCGGTAAAAGAATATTTGAGGTTAAATTTGTTGAGCACGAAAAACCATTTTATCAGTTAGGTAAAAATTATATTTATGAATTGAGATGTGAGCTCTTTGAATACGAAGATGAAATGGGTGGATGGGATACTCAAACTCAAATTACAGATGAAATTGATTCTGTATTGGAAACACAAGGATTTATCACTACGTTGAAATTGATTTCAATTGGGTCTACAGCAAGTGTTGGTGTAACTACTGCAACTGGATATATTAGAAAAATATCATTAACTGATGATGGATCTGGATATACTAAAGTCCCAACGGTGGCAATATCAACTGCTCCTCCGGGAGGAACCGATGCTACTGCAGTAGCAATTACATCAGCAATTAATAATGTATTTTCTATCAATGAAATTCTATTAACAAATCCTGGTGCCGGATATACAGTTGCGCCCACAGTCAGTATAGTTAGTGCAGGTCAAACTATAACTGGTGTTGGGTATACGACTTATGGTGTTGGAGCAGCAGCAACAGCAATATTAGTAACTTCATCTGCTGGTATTAGTGGAGTTACAATCACTTCTGGCGGAAGTGGATATCCATCTCCACCCACAATTACTTTTGCCACACCAATTTCTGGAATTGGTACAGCAGTTGGTAGACTTTCAGTTACAACTGACAATATCGTTGATAAGGTCTTTATTTCTGATGCTGGTATTGGATATACTTCTGCAACTGCTTCTGCAATAATTTCTGATCCACCTATCATAACTGGAATAGGTACGTATCAATATAATGAAGAAGTTATTGGATCCATTTCTGGTGCAAAAGCAAGAGTTAAAACATGGGATGTTACAACAAATACTCTCAAAGTGGGTACTACAGACGGTACTTTCTTGGCATCGGATATAATTGTAGGATCCTCTTCTTCTGCCAGATATAGTGTTGACTTCATCGAGACAGCAGAATTTAATGATAAATATGACAAGAGTGATGAGATACAAGATGAGGCAGATCTCATTATAGATTTTTCAGAATCAAATCCATTCGGTAACTACTAATGCTGGGAACTTATTACTATCACGAAATTATTAGAAAAACAATTGTTAGTTTCGGAACTTTATTTAATAATATAAGTATAAAACATAAAGATTCCGCTGGAGATGTTGTAAGTGAATTAAAAGTGCCTTTAGCTTATGCTCCTGTGCAAAAGTTTTTGGCAAGATTAGAACAAGAGGATTTAAATAAACCAGTAGCAATTACATTGCCAAGGTTGGCTTTTGAAATGACTGATATTAGTTATGATCCCTCAAGAAAATCTGGAGTAACTCAAACTTTTAAAGCATCTGATGGCACAAATTTAAAAAAAGTTTTTATGCCAGTTCCATATAATATTGGATTTGAATTAAATCTTTTGACAAAGTTAAATGATGATGCTTTACAAATAGTAGAGCAAATTTTACCATATTTTCAACCAGCATTTACTTTAACAGTTGATCTAATTAGTTCGATAGGTGAAAAAAGAGATATACCGATAGTATTGGATAATATATCTTTTCAGGATGATTATGAAGGAGACTTTTCTACAAGAAGAGCATTAATTTATACTCTCAAATTTACTGCAAAAACATATCTCTTTGGTCCTATTTCTGATACAACTGATGGGCTTATCAAGAAAGTTCAAGTTGATATTTCCTCTTCAAATGATATTTCATCTGCAAAGCGTGAAATGAGATACACTGCTACACCAGATCCCATTGATGCTGGTCCTGATGATAATTTTGGATTTGATGAGGGATGGGAATTTTTGACCGATTCTCTTTCTTACAGTCCTACACAACAAAAAGATATTTGATAGGTTAGTTGTATGAGTAATAAATATAATGATCTTGATGAGGATCTTAATACGGAAAGTAGTATTGTAGAAACAACTGCCGAAAAAGTACAGATTTCCAAATCAAAGGATAATGATATTGAGAAGGATTATGAATATACCAGGGCAAATTTATATTCTTTGATCGAAAAAGGTCAAGAAGCAATTAATGGAATCATGGAACTTGCTGGTGAAGGAGCAAGCCCAAGAGCATATGAAGTTGCTGGACAATTGATTAAAAGTGTTGCAGATACAACTGATAAGTTGATTGATCTTCAAAAGAAAGTCAAAGAAGTTGAGGAGGATACTGTTAAGACAACTAATAATGTAACTAATAATGCCGTGTTTGTCGGTTCCACTTCAGAACTTCAGAAAATGTTAAAGCAAGGTTTTCTAAATAATAATAAGGATAATAATTAAAAAGATGTCTGGATCGCTTCATCATTGGTTTAAGGGATCAAAATCAAAAGATGGAAAGCCTGGTTGGGTTCAATCTGATGGATCTCCATGTGCAAATGAACCTGGAGAAACCAAAACACCAAAATGCTATAGTAGTGCAAGACTTGCTGCCTTAAAGAGAAAAGGTAAAAAAGGTGAAAATCTTATAAAATCTGCTGATAGACGTAAAAGAGAAAAAGATCCAGGTCAACAATCAAAATCTGGTGCAGCAAAACCAACTAATGTAAAAACTTTTGCGAAAGGCAGAAAAAATAAAAATTACGTAAAACCAGAACCAGGATTAAAAGAAACTATGGAAATTATAGAAGGTCAAAAAGATGTAAAAGGAAAAGGAAGTGGTAAGAAAGATGCCTGCTATCATAAGGTCAAGTCTCGCTATTCTGTATGGCCATCTGCATATGCTTCAGGAGCACTTGTAAAATGCCGTAAAGTTGGTGCTGCTAACTGGGGCAATAAGTCAGAATCTGTGACTATTGAAACTGCAGATGGAAAGACATTTGCGGAATTTATTGATATTATAGGACCAAATGAAGTGAGAGAAGCAGCAAAGAAATGTTGGCCTGGATATGAAAAAAAAGGAACCAAAAAGATGTTTGGTAAGACCTATAATAACTGTGTGAAAAAAGAAGAAAATGAAATTGATGAAATGATTTCTACATCTGGTGTTAGAATGCCAGATCAAAAAGAAGTTGAGGCAAGACAAGCACGTAAAAAATCTCCCGAAAAGAAAAAACTTCCTAAGGGATTTGTGAAGTTTTACGATAAGCACGGAAAAGGTCGCATTATTGACGGTAAAAAGGTTTATGAGGATTTTGAAAAAGAAGTGCCATCAGGAGATATCAAAAAACTTTCTAAAAAAGCAGTAAAAAGAATTGACACTAATGTAAGTGGTCATGTTGATAAA